TTTATTACGTGCAGTTAAAGTGATCCTATTGTGAACACGGGCCAAGATCTTGTTAAAAATAGATACCTGTTTCAAGTCGCGTTTTTGACGATTTTCAAACAAATCGTCGATGTTTATCTTTCCCGTGGTTTCTTGGTCATTTACGAATAAAAAACAAGACATATTTTTGTGCGGGGGTTTTATACAATACTGTTTATCTGTTATATATTTTTGCGAAATAAAAATATATAGATTTTAGCGGACACTATAGCATGGCATCAGAAAACGAAATAGTTTTGGAGGATTTGTCCAAGAATGGCGTTTTATTAGGGATGGATGAAAAAATGGCACAGAAAATGGAACCAAAAATGATAACGAAAATTGAACATTTGGTGATACCGGGAGGAGGCATTTCCGGACTCATTTGTTATGGAGCATTGAAAGAGGCACAGCAAAACGGCATATGGGATATTTCAAATATAAAAAGCATCTATGGAACTTCAGCAGGTGCATTGTTTGCAGTAATCTTGTCTCTGAAATACGAATGGAAGATCTTGGACGACTATTTTATACGCCGACCTTGGCATAACATTTGCGATTTCAACATGTATTCCATCATTGGGTCTTTCCAAAAACGTGGTATTTTCGACATTCATTTGGTTCGTGGAATTCTACAGCCCTTATTTGGTGGTATGGATATTCCATTATCCATTACAATGGCTGAATTCTATGAAAAAACACAGATTGAAATCCACCTTTATACATCTCTCATGAATTTCTCGAGTTCTACTACAAATGTCCAAGAATTGAGTTTGGTAGATATATCATATAAAACACATCCGGAATGGACCGTTATAGATGCTGTATATGCATCCTGTGCATTGCCGATATTTATGAGTCCCTTGGAAAAAAACGGCGATTATTATGTAGATGGCGGTGTTTTCCTAAACTATCCTCTTGGACCATGTGTTTTACAGGAAAATGTGGATCCAAAAAGCATTCTAGGTTTCCGTAAAATAACAGATCGTCAGGACACTTTATCCGAGGAGTCCACTTTGTTTGATTATATTTTGATTCTGTTTAACAGAATCTTTCGATTTATTTTGTCCAAGAATGAAATACACAAAATAGATCACGAAATAGCTATAAAAACACCGCCGGTTTCAATATACGATTTGTATAAAATGGCGTCCAATGAAACCGCTCGTATAGAATGGATACAAACCGGTGTAAATGCAGCTAAAGAGTTTATTGCAAAACAGTTTGTGTGAATTGTATCAAAGTATCGTTTGTAATCTTGGAATCGAAGTCAATGCGATTTCCATCATTTACCAATTTCAATGTGGGATAGGAATCAATGGCGTATTTTTGAATGAGATGGGAACTTTCCCCCCCTTCTTCTGTGCAATCCACGTCAATACATTTTATTGTCTTTCCGTTTATTTCTTTACCGTCATATCCTGCCTTGAACTTTGCCCATTCTGGTTTAGCTTTTGTGCAATGAGGGCACCAGTCTGCGTAGAAGAAATAAATCAAAACGGGGTCGCTTCGGTCATTCATATTTGCCATATTTTGTGTAGATTTATTTGCTATAGCGGGTTTTGCATACCATTTATACGCAAAATATGCGGCCAATATGAAGATGATGATCATAATTACGATCAAAATCAATGTCTTTATGCGCGGTGTAAGCAAATCATTATAAAGGATCTTTACAATAGATGTTTGTGTCATGGATTTATATTATATTATACAAAGAGAATTATTTAGTAATATTTAGACGCGAAAATATAAAGTCATATGATAGAGGTGGGGTATGGTAAATAAAACTCGTAAAAATAAGGTACGTTCAGTTTATACCCGAAAACATTATGATAGTAATGATGGTATGTTAACCACAGTTTGGGGCCCAAGTACATGGCATTTACTACATACTATGAGTTTCAATTATCCTGTGAACCCGACGTGTGATGATAAACGTAATTATAGGGATTTTGTATTGAATTTGCAGAATGTTTTGCCTTGCGGTAAATGTCGCAAGAATTTGAAGAAGAATTTTAAGAAATTGCCCTTTTTATGGAAACATATGGAATCGCGGTACACTTTTTCTAAATACGTTTATAACTTACACGAAGTTGTAAATAAGATGTTGAATAAACAATCGGGTCTTACTTATAATGATGTTAGAGAACGTTATGAACACTTTAGAGCCCGTTGTTCACAATCTTCTAAAGAAAATGTGGGTTCACCAAGCACTGGTTCGGATCCTTCACCAAAGACAACGACCGGTTCGGATCCTAAAAAACAGGATCCTTCACCAAAAACGACGACCGGTTCGGATCCTAAAAAACAGGATCCTTCACACAAGGGGTGCACGGAACCTATTTACGGAGAAAAATCAAAATGTGTTCTCAAAATTGTCCCACAAAAATCAAAATGCGACACATTTCAAATGGATAAGAAATGCATCAAACGAAGAGAACCTACACTGTAAATATGTGATATCACATCTGACAAACTAGTAAAAAATAGATATACTATATATCTGATATATAGTATATAGTGTGTATAAAATATCATATGTCTGCACCACAATCAGGATATCAAAAAATGAATATACAAACTGTAGATAAAGATGAAACGATCGTTAGTCCCGCCATTGTTGTAGATGCATCTGTCCAAGAATCAAAGGTTTGTAATTTAGACGAATCTAATTTTCCATCAAAAAAACGAAAGTCTAGCAAGTCTATACCGTTTTGGGGTATGAACCCAAATGTGCTATTAGATACAACTTATGTATTTGAATTATTCCCAATAGAATCAATGACCTATGAACAAAAGTTGAATGCTATTTCGCGTATGGTTATTCTTCTCACAATTATATCTTTTTTGTACTCACAAAGTTATCGTCTATTAGCAATTTCTGCATTTTCCCTACTCGCAATTTGTTTATTGTTTTATGCACATCAACAGACGTGTGCAAAAGAAGGATTCGGTGAAGGAAATGAAATAGCAATAGGAAAAATATTGGAATCCCATGGGAAACAACGTGATCCTGCAAATACTTTTGTTGCGCCGAGTATTCAAAACCCACTTAGTAATGTACTCATACCAGAAATTGAATATGACCCTATGAGAAAACCCGCACCACCTTCCTATAATACAACAGTAGAGGCCGATATTTTGCAAAAAGCCAAGGATATGGTTCAAAAGGCAAATCCGGATCAACCTGATATAGCCAAGAAATTATTCACAGATTTAGCCGATGAATTTGAATTTGAACAATCGATGCGTCCTTTTTTCTCAACCGCAAATACCATGGTACCCAACGACCAAGGCGCATTTGCTGAATTTTGTTATGGAAATATGGTGTCTTGCAAAGAAGGTAATATGTTCGCTTGTGCAAGAAATGATATGGCGAGATACAACAATTACTAGAGTATTCTATTTACCATACGATTATTTTGTTGTTATAATGTATTAGTGTAGTATATATAGCTATCATGTCAACCGTAAAAGATTATACATTTTATAATGTGGACCGAATCGATTCGGATGCTACATGCAAAACCCAAGAATCTGTGCAAAACATGAATTATGCGAATTATACGACAACCAACTTTTTCCGCGAATTTCCTTCCACCGCTCAAATCGATTTTGCTACATCACAACCCGTTATCATGCCTAACTCTACCTTTGGTGGAAGCGGCGTCGGAGTAAATGTCGACGTGGATTCTATCCTCCATTTGAAAACGGAACAGGAACGAAGTTTAGGGAGATTGCAATTGATGCAACGACCTTTTACAACAGTCCCCTATTTAGGAAGAGGATCGGCTGATCCCGCTTTAGAGTTGCGATTGCTAGAGGGTGAATCTGTGTTTGAACAGAAGAGCACATCCACCATTATGTCCAAGAGTTTTATGGGATACACATTGTATCCTACGAGTAGCAAGATGAACGATCGTGTCCAAGATCCAAAATACACTGTAGAAGAGGTCGCACTCGATGGTTGGGTTCGCGGTGGTTCATCCACACGTGAAATGTCGGATGATCCTTACTTGAAACAGAACCACAGACCCGCTGTTAATAGTTCTTATTAGGCAATAATGGTATAAATAATTATTAGAATGATACAATACAAGTGTGTATTTTATCACTCAACCGATCATCCATACAAATATACCTGTTATGTTTTACAATATTGAAAAACCCATATTGGAGTATTCGAATGATCTAGAATATCGCCAATGTATGCGTAGTTTGTTTTGCATGATATCGCCCGAAGTAGAAAAAGATGGAATGGACGATTCCTTTGAAATTGATGAGATAACTCGTGATGAATTGGATTATGACGAATCGGCCGCATCCAAGATTCTCGATTTTGTTTTCGAGAAAACCTTTGAAAACGCACTATTCCAAGAATTGTACGATATTGCAGCGGCGAAAATGATCTCCATGGATCGATCCATCGGTCTAGCCGTTTTGTTTTCTTATGATTACATGGCTCTTTTTCACAGGTGTTTGTGTTGTTATTTTACTAACCCAGCCGACTTTAGCGAAACCTCGGATTCTTATGTATGTTTGAAGAAGAAGATACAGTGAATAATGATATACAATAATATCTAGTCTATATACTAACTATATACAATACAGTTTAGATACAATATACACACATGGCATCCACTAGTAATCGAAATACACCCGGAAATTATTGCATGGAACAATGGACGAATAATAAACAGTCCGCGTATTCAACGTACGAACCTTACGGTGTAGCTAGTCCTCAACTATTGGCCGGAGATGGTCTCATCATTGGACATATGGGCAGGGAGACTATGTCTTACAATTCCGAGGACATTGAATCGTATTTGTTTGGTATTGGATCGACCAATTTAGTAAAACCCAAAGCCCCCGTTCAACCTCATTTCAAAACTTTGGAATCATTGTCGATTATAAATCGTTTGCCGTTGATCATGCCGAAACCATTGGAAGTTCAAAACGATCAACGCCAATATCCTATGCAATAAAATTGATATTTGATGACATACACAATCTATGTTATCAAACCGACGAACGAACAACATGTCTTCAACTACCAAACATATGTCTTTTGCAGAAGCCCAGGCTATCATGTTGCCTTTTATGTTGACCCATTTTCAGTTCAAGCAACATAACGGTGTGCTTTATATGAAGTGTAAAGATGGTTGGAAAGTATTCACTGAGAAAGTTTCAAAATTAGACCCTATCTTTATAGAGGTTATTCACATAGACGACAAAGAACACATCGAACAAAAAGAAGCGATAGGTCTCGTGAGAAATTCCGTGAGTCATTTTACAAAATTCCGAAAAAGTCTGCGCGTCTATGCCATGGAGAGAACCCCAGACAAGGTGTATCATCAAGGCGATGAACCCGAATCTACTGTGGAATATGATGATTTATATGTGGAGGAGATTATAACACGTATATTGCTTCCTGAAGAAGAAGTGTTGCAAAAGATTGCTGAGGAATTACCCGTCATCTTGACGAACGAACGTCTTGCAACTGAAATCTATACTATTTGTCATATGACGTGTCTAGCATATGTTCTCTTCACACTTCGATCGCAAGTATGCGATGAATTTCATAGCAAGAAAAGCATACCAATCAATAAAAAGGGTGGATTCAAACCAGTGAATCCGTTAGACGGAGATCATTACAAAGAACACATTTACTTAGGGAAAAAATCTTATACATCATTGACTGGTGAGCAGGGTGTTATACGTTGGTCTACCGAGACCGCATTGTTTTACTTGATTCGGTCTCTGACACATGACAATAACGTTCCAAATTTAGTAAGAGCAACTGATCACATTATCGATTTGATATATGATCGATCGGATAAAGGGACTATTTACCGAAGTGATTGGAAATCTGAATTACCGGTTTTGCTAAGCGACTCTACTAATGTATTGACGGTATCAGATAAACATGTGTTGAAGCAGTTCCCAATATGGACCAACCGTATTCTCGAGAAGGTAGATGCTAATCTGATACATATCGGCGCAATATGTTCAAATGGGTTCTTCAATGATCGAACTAATATAATGAAGGAGAAGGCTAATATCAGAAAAATCGTATCCAATTATCCATTCATGTTATAGAAGTGTATACGTGAATGAAAACCCCCCGCAATTTGTGCAAAGTTAATGTCTATCGGTATAAAATTGATATTTTGTTGATATGCATGTTTTTTTGTATATCAACAGAAAGGTCTATAATAAAAATGCGCGCAGCTATACCATGGAAGTCGCCTTTGCAACGAGCTTTACATGATCAAGAACAGGTCCAATCTGTTCTGGATCATCATCTACAGGAGGCCGTTGCTCCCGTTATTCCGCCACAGTTTTGCGATAACTGGTCGATTATTTACCAATGCGGTTTGATAACAATGACATTGATCAGTGCTGCTGATTTATATTTTGTACTCTATAGTGATTATGATATTACATGTTTAGGTCGTGGATATGATTTATTTTCGAGTCTTACCCTTTCTGCCGCAATCGTATTCTCTAGTGTGCTTTTATATTATGCAACCCGTAGTTTATATGCGCGATATAATGCGAACGATAACTTTTGGATTATTATGGCAAAATTCCTGGTGCGATCTTTCTTGCTTATTTGGATTATGTTAGGTGGATCATGGGTTTTATCCCAGGCCGAGAATCCATGTGATATTACATTCTATTTGTATTTGCAAATATCATTTTCCGTGAAAATTATGCTTGTTATTTTCGAATTTGCTTGGTCGTTGAAAACTTGTCCCAAATAAAATGACCAAAGTGAAACGACCAAGTGAAATGACCAAATGAAATGACCAAATGAAATGACCAAATGAAATGACCAAATGAAATGACCAAATGAAATGACCAAATGAAATGACCAAAGTGAAATGACCAAAGTGAATACAGAAATAAAATTGAAGAATATATTTGTATTTTTCTTGAACGCAAACCAAACATACAAACGTATTGAAATATGAGCGCAACTATTATTCCTTGGTCTTCGTCGAGTTTGCAAAACCCTCTGAATGAACCTCCGAACAACGACGACACAGTTATTGATATCCAAGATGCAACAGAAGTGTATGCTATTGTAGACCCAGTCAATCGTCCTGTGGATGGGTTCGGTAATTCTTGGATATATCAATTAGGGTTGATCTTGATGTCTATGACCAGTATGACAGATATCTATATTTTGTGTAATCAATCGGATGAAATCAGTTGTTTTGCATATGGATCGACATTGACATACAATATGATTGTATCTGCGGCGTGTATTTTGATTGTGGCAATACTGTATTATTATTCTTACATAACCGCGATCGAAGGGTTTTTGGCTAGTTATTGGGCGAAGGTTGCCAAATATATGATGCGAACTTTCTTGATAGCTTGGATCATAACAGGTGCGATGTATATTATTGGAATAACGCGGAATCAATGCAATTCCGGTATTTATCTATATTTACAGGTGTCTTATGTCTTGAAAATTGGTCTTATGATATTAGAATATACATGGGTTTTATCAAGTTGTCCTGTGTAAATAGTGTAAAGGGTGTTTATAGGCTATCAGAGGTTTTTACACCATTGCGCATTTGAAATGGGCAAAGGTGTAAGCCAAATGTCTACAAAAACACGGATATCCCTTAATTAAATTTTACTACTATTTTTACCATTTCTTTTTTGATGCATTTGCATGCAGATACGGAGAGCTCCTCGCGCTTCTTTCGCGTTTTCCCATTTTCGCCTACAATGGTGAGCTCGGCGCGCTCCTCCTCGGACATGCGTTTCTTGGAAATGCTATTGCGCTCATTCATATCTGTTTCGATTTCTTGGTAATGGTTCTCGATGTAATCGATGATGTTGTTTTCTATTGCCCATTTGAAGAAGTTTAGTTGTCCTATGGTGGTTTCCATGAAGTTTTCTTCGTCATAGGGGATGGAGATTCGTTCCCAACGGCAAAAAGGGTCGAACCGGCGCTTGGAATAAGCCTTTAGTTTAAGCTTGTAATCGTTATATACCTTGAAACGTTCTACGCCGGTTAATGCGGTTGTTAGCTCGTAGACCGTATAGTATTTCTTGGAATAATTGGTAACAAACCAATCCACGATTCTTAGAGAAATCTTGGACTCGCCGTTGATGATTTTCATCATACGTGAAAGATGCTGTTTTTCTTTGTAGAAATCCATGAGGTTGGTTAAGAGGAGGTCATTTTGGGTATGAATTCTTTGGTTGGAATATGACATTCTTTGATGTGTTGATGTTTTATATGGATGGTTATAGAGGCCGAGGTTTAAATATATTTTCTTTGTAATTGTTATTGTTTATCTACCGATAGACATTAAATGTTAGATAACAACCTTTGTCTCCAACCTCTTGAAATAAAACCCTTGATAAGCAACGGGTTTGTCCAAGGCTTTCGCCAAAGTTTTATCGCTCATGGACAGTTTTCGTAAACAATCATATTTACATACAAATTCTCTTACTAATTGATGATGTTGATCATATTGACCAACACCTTCTTTGTACAAAATGGGATCGCAACCTCGATTGCGCAATTTGAAATCTTGCTCCTCCGATCGGAGGAGCAAGATTTTTTATTAATATACATTATTTGCAACCAATCTTTATAATAACGCTGCTGCATTATGCTAAGAAAAATCTTGCTCAACCGGCGGGTTGAGCAAGATTGCAAAGAACATAGTTAATAGTCTCTAGCTATTTGACAATTTTATAGTAAACCAATATTCAAATAAAATTGATTCCTATATAAAACAATATATTAATAGTATTATTCGTTTTTAATGGAAGAACTTACCACTAAAAAATGCACGACATGCTCCAAAGAGTATGAACTCTCCCATTTCATGGGGATGAAAAACAATATTACCAAAACCTGTAGTAAGTGTAGAGAAATCAATCGAATCAATGACGCAAAACGCGACAAAGAACACCGTAATGAAGTTGCACGTAAAAATGAGGCAAAACCGGAAAGAAAACAAGTGAAACAAGCGTGGAATGACAAGAATCACGATAAAGTATTGTTAAAATCGATGAATTATAGACAAAGAAAAATAGAAAAAATAGGTATAGATCAATATTTAAAGGAAAACGCCGAACAAACAGCAAAATGGCGCGAAAATAATAAAGAAAAGATGGATCTTATAAATGAATCCAAGAAACGAAACAAGACGATTCAATATGGTATTTATAAACGATGCGCAAATATAAAGAATCTAGATTTTGAGATATCTTTTGAAGATTATGAATCTATTGTTAGCAGTCGATGTTATTATTGCAATAGCATGGAAGAAAAAGGATTCAACGGTATTGATCGTAATGATCAAACAAAGGGATATGTAGTAGACAATTGTCTACCTTGTTGTACAATGTGCAACTACGTAAAAGGATCATTACATTCATATGGATTTATAAAACGTATTGAGCATATTTTGACACACCAGGGTTGTATTCAAGGATCGTATTATCCAGAATGTTTTGCAGATCATAAAAGTGGGTCGTATAATGTCTACAAAACTCGTTCTGAAAAGAAACACCTAGAATTTCAATTGACCCAGGAAGAATTTCTTCAAACATGTTCAGACTCATGTTATCTGTGCGGTAAAATAAACTCAGAAACGCATACAAATGGATTAGATCGTCTTGATTCATCAAAAGGATATACCATAGACAACATAAAATCATGTTGTGGTGAGTGTAATTATATGAAAAAAACGTATGATCTTGATAGATTATTGAAACATTTATACGCTATACATCTACATTTTGGTCAAACTGTAGATCAATCATTCTCAGAACCTTTGCAAAATAGGATGATTGTATGTAATGATGGAAAGAAGTCGAAATCAGAATTACATGCTGAATCCGAACACCGTAAAGCCACAAAAAAATTGGAGCTTATAGAAAAGTATAATAACGAAGAATATAAGAAGATCAAGGCTAACGTTCTAGCACAAAAGCGTCTCGATAAAATATGAACCATAGAATAAATCTGAAATCTGTGGCATTTCAGATTTATTTTTATTTACTCAATTTGCATTGAATAGAAAAAGATAAAATCATGCATTTTTTGTGAAAATACAAAAACGTTTAATTGGAATAGGCGCTCTACTACCTCTAAGTTTCCCTAGAGGGATGGACTGTATCTTAACCCGACTCTGGCTGCTTAGGCCTTCATCATCGAGCGACTACCGTTCAGTCTCTGACGGCTAACCGTAGACTAGCAATTACAAATCGTCTTTAGGTTATTACCATGCGGATTGCCCAATCCTTAACATTATTACTATACCGGAGTTCTATTCTCCGCCATATACTGGTTTCCCAAGTATACTTAGTAGTTAAGGCTCTAAGGGTGTCCCCGAACAACAAGTAGTCTTGCAAGCTCTTACAAGCTTACTAACAACAGGCTATTAATGCAGGAGCCAAATCGAAGTTATCCACAAACATTGCCTGCTTGTTTGTGGCGTGTTGTTTTTCTGCGCCATTGGCAAATTCTAAAAACAACTGTAGTTGTTTAAAGAACCGGACCAAAACGCCAGCCATTCCGCTCATCACGCGGAGCACGTTATAGTTGGTAGCATAAACACGGACCTTGGCCGTGGCAGTTCCGGCAACTGTTCCGGATGAGAGGATAAGTTGCAGTGTGGCGTTATCAATTCGTGAGAAATTGCACGACCCGCTGGGTTGATGCTCTTCGGGGCGGAGGGCAAATGAGTACACGTTGATACCAGTGTCGGGTGCGCGGGTGTGGTGTTGGAAGGGTTGAACAACGTCGAAGTAAGATCCTTCGCGCTCGGAGAAGCGGTCCTGTCCATTGAGCTGGAGCTTGGCAGTGACAACAGGGTTCTCACCCCAGCAGTGCATGTCAAGGGCAGTCTCGGCCAAAACGAAGGTTCCGGCATCAGAGACGAAAGATCCAGAGGGGGCGGAACCGGCAGCAGCGTCGAAGACGTTGTTGGGTGTGGGTTGCCACTCCTGAGCTGTGCCAACACTGGGAACATCACCAGCTCCGGGCATCTGGAAGAGACCGTTGGAGGCAATGAATGAACTAGCACCTGATGTCTCGGCGGGTCCTCCGAATGCGTGGATGGCGTTGGGAAGAGCATCGATGGCATCGGTGTAGTTGAAGGGCTGGGCACCAAGAGTCTTGTAAAGGACGTTGCCACCCTCGAGGGAAGAGCAGTAGTCAACGTTGGCATCGGGTTGAACAACCCAGATGAGCTCCTTGCAAGGGTGGTTGAAGTTGAGCTTGATCTTGTTGGAGGAGGATCCAACAGACTCATCACCAGTAAACTGGAGCTGCTCAATGAGGTACTCGTGGGGGTTCTGTGCCATCTTGCGGCGCTCATCAGTGTCCAAGAAGATGTAGTCAATGTACAAGGAGGCAGCAACAAGGGATTGTTGGTAAGCCTGGGAGACAGAGACTGTTGAGCTGGTGGCAGCAATGGAGGAGACGGCCCACAAGCACTCACCAATGGGGCGGAAATCAATGTTGATCTTGACCTCGTGATACTGGAGGGCAATGAGAGGCAATGCGAGACCAGGGTTTCTGTTGAACCAGAACAACAAGGGGATGTAAAGGGTGGTCTCGGGGAGGGCATTGCGTGGGGCGCAAACCTGGGCGGGTCCACCGGCGGCGGCGCAAGGTCCAGAGACGGCGGCGAAGGTGGGGTCAGTGATGTAGGTCAACTGGGTGGTGTTGCCGATCATCTTGAAATAGCCACGGAGTTGCTCAGAAGACAAGGTCAACTGGTTCCAGATGTGCATCCAATCACCATATTGGCGATCGATTCTCTGGCCTCCAATCTCAACCTCAACCTGGGCGACGAGCTGCTCGCCAATGAAGTCCAACCAACGGGCATAGACATCACCAGTGCTTCCCTTCATGGATTGGTTGATCTCGGGGAGAGTCACCTGGAGGTATGTGCGGTAGCACAAATCACCGTTGCGGCTGATTGTGCATGTCACACGGCGACCGAAGTCAGCCTGTCCAGAGAAGGTCTGCTCAATGGATTCCATGGCAAAGTTGGTGTGGCGTCTGTAAGACACCTTCCAGAAAGTGATCTCGGGGGTTCCGGTAAGGAACACGTCTTGGGCGCCATAGGCGACTAGTTGCAAAAGGCCTCCTGCCATTGTTCTCGCTTTATAACCTTACAATAGAAAATAATTTCGGACAAATGAACAAAAATAGAAAATACAAGTCCAAGAAAAATAATACAACACAATACATATTTTGCTAAACAATACGTATTATGATAATCCATCAGTGTGTGAATCAACATTTTCCACATAGTATAGACAGAAAATTTTATCATCAAAGTGAATCGTAAAATGCCTAAAGAATCGGTGATAAAAATGGTCCATCCTATCCATCTTTGCGTTTTTTCGCTAAATTCCATAAAGATCCAAATCCACCAGCCTACACAATCTTCATACACAATCTTCCTATACAATCTTATATTTTTTGGTCTTTTTATATTCACGATTGCCCAAAGGTATTGCCTGATCATTAGAATACAGTTCCCGTCCATGATGTTTTAATATAAACCGGATAATACTTAAATAACTGCGTTTGCATGCACTCCGTCCATTCACTCCAAGACACCCACTAGATGGATAGACGCGTTTTATTTCAGGACTTAAATCTAATATGCGGTTTTGCAATTCTAGGTTTTCATCCAAATCGGTCAATAGGAACGTATGATCGCCATTAAAATTCAATGTATCTAAAAGGGTTTCAAAAATTCGCGTTTGATCTTCTGAATACTTTATATTTTTTTTAATATCCGGCATCCATCAGATGAATGAATACTATAGATCACAGAGTCGATCTATATTATTTTCAAGTGTAAATATATTCTTACCTAATATCTATTTCCGATTTTTCTTGGTAATATTATACCAATATTTACCCCGTATTTTCTGTGTTCTTGGTCGATAAATTGCTAAATAGAAAAACTCTTTTATATGGTACATCAATTTCTTGGACACTTGAATATCCAATTCTTTCTCATGTTTCGATTTTATTCTTGGACCTACAAAATATCCATGATCAATGAACCAATCGTACAAACGTTTATCCCATGAAGATCCATCTATTTTTTGTCCAAGACCGCGCCCCCCAATATTTGCAATAAACGATGACCCAATAAATCGGCGAATAATCTCATTTATGGATAAACTGTGAAAATATGCCTTGGGTTGTATGTAAAACACGCGCGAACCCTTCATTCTTGGAAAATACGTATTATCAATAAAACAAATTTCGGCGGATTTCGCTGGCAATAATGTGCAACGTATCAAATCTTGGACAGTCTTCGTAGCGGTTGTTCTTTTGGGTTCTGAAATCACACGGTTTATTTTGAACGCACCAATAATTTGATCAAACAATCCTTTCATTTTCCCCTTTGTTTCAATAAAATGGATTATCATTGTTGTCCAAGATTTCGAAAAAACATTATTTGTATAGAGATAGACATTTCCGCACTGACCTTTCGTTTTTTTATAATATAGAAATTCCAAGATAGTTATAATACCATATCGCAAAAATTCCGGATATAAATCCAAAAGTTGATTCATATATTCCTGGGATTCAACAAAAGGCTCGCCGGTATCTTCTTCAAATAATTGCGCGATTCCCATCCATAATACTCGTAATTCAGAAAAAGACCCTAATGTTTCATCCAAATCAAAAACAAAATGCTTGGATTCTTTGTGTATTCGATTATTATCATCCGGATAATAAAACCCACCAGAATATATTTGTATTGGACTAATGCATTCGTTTTCTAAATTCATCATATTAATACAATATTATGTGTTTTATTTAATGAATTTTTGAAAACCCTATCTATATATCAAAGATATATAATCTACACGCCGGTGGATCCAAACCCGCCTTCTCCACGTTTTGTTTTCTCGAAGAAAGATTCTGGAACAAGTCTTACCAAGATGGGACGTAAATCGGGTGCACAAATTTGCAAAAGTCGTGTAGATTTTTCTACTGTATAGGACGATCCCGACACTCCAAGAAAGCGAAATGCACCCATAATCCAACCTCGATACCCACTATCAATAATACCTGTATGATTTGCCAACATAAGTGGTGTCTTGGACATACTCGATCTAGGATATACGTAATAACCGGTTGATTTCCATAACCTAGATGTTGTTTTGTTTTCATCATATATCTGCATCTCCGCCTTTATTCGATAATCTACAAATGTTGCATTAACACTTGAAAATACGTGAGATTCGGGTGTCAATAAATCAAACCCCGAGTTAGGATAGTCATCGTTTCTCACTGCATCGTTGTGTTTTTCAACATGCCTTGTATATTCTGAAACAAGTTCCGTGTTAGATGCATCTACGTACAAGTATAATATGGCTTCGTTAACTGTACCTTCAACAAAAAATGACATTTTCAGAGAACACTATGAATGAATATGAATATTCAATAAATAGAATAGATTATAAAGACTATTCTATTTATGTGGTTTTACAAAGAAGACGCATGATCGCGTTTATACTGATTCCAAGATAGGGTTTTACTAACTACAGGAACAATACGCGCGCTTTCATGTTCCTTATCTAAATTGTCCGCACGTTTAATCGCGGAATCCAAATAAAGTTCTTTCAAAATACGACCCACCAAAACCGATCCCTCGTGTTGATCAACCTTTTCATCTTCAATCAATTTCAAAATCACTAGCAATTTGGACATGATAGTTAGATCAAGTTCGTCCTTCATTATTTTATTAAATAAATCAGTGTAGTTATTGTAGAGAAAACTGGCTTGGGCTCTAGCCATAACTAAAAACCCTTCTGGATCTACACTTCGAATCGTTGCATTTTCTATCTTAAGGGTATCCAATCTACGAATATCATCGCGAATTAATACACTGTGCTTTAACTTACGAATATTTGATGTATTATCTTCACATTCGGTTTCATTGATCAAACGTTTCAAATTTAGACGTTCTTCTGATGTAATAGCAGACATTTTAAACAAAATTACTATATAATACTTGATATACTTTGTTTATGTATATTTTGCGGCAATACAATAATACAATAATCAAAAATAATGAATAAAAATACAATAAAAATCTACCAATAATAGTGTAAATAGTATACATAGAATATGCCTACTGTAGAAGAGAATATAAATAAAGATACAACAGAAGCAATAACAAACCCTACAAGGGAAACTCTATCAAAAAATGCATTGATTTATTTTATACCTCCCGTAATGAATAATTTTATGCAGTGGGGAGAAACCATTATGGTTATAGTTTTCATTTTAGCATTATTCTTTGTTATTTTACTATTATACGTGTATGTAAATTTAAATGAGTACAAAACACGTATTAGTGTAATTTCTAATGCAGCATTGTTTGGACAAGACCCTCAATCTATGTTCCAATATTACATTAAAAATGCACAGGCTGAAAGTATTGCTACTGCCATGAATAATATACAGACTACAACACAAGACATTAATGCTGAAACATATAGATTGAATGATAAGTCTACCTTGTTATCTAGACAAATGGCAAATGATGTACCTAGTTCAAATGCAGAATCAAATAGTTTAGGAGTTTCTATACAAAAAGGCATATCACAGATACGTGATACTATTTCAAAATTAGGCGGAGCATTCGTATTGAATAACTATATGAATAAAGGTGCTGTACAAACTACACAATCTCCAAATTAAGAGTTATCCGTGCTTTTGTAGCAAAATGGCTACAAAAAATGTGGATTTCTCTATATGTCTGACTTTACAAAAAATTAGCGGGTTGTATTATATGATAAATACGTAAATTATAAAACAAGATGAATAGTATTGATAATGTAAAGTATATACCAATTAGTTATTATACATATAATTCACATAATCTATTCTTATCCACTACAATTACAATTCTTTTTTCTGTATTTTTTGCTATATCCTATTTAGCATTTTCATATGAAACATCAAATAAAGCCGATGTTTGCAATCCTACTTTTTATTACGGAAATGCGTGTAAAAGACAGATCGCAAAAACGGCTTTATTAGATCACAACTTTTTAAAAAGAAAGCATGAATATTATCTTGCGGCAAGTAATAATAATAGAATAATCGATAAAGACGCCAATAATAATTCTACTGTCAGTGATACGGTATCTGGGTATTTGACGGATAACAAAGAATTTAATGAAGCTACTATACAAGAAATTGAAGACATCACCGATGTATTAAATTTGATTGCGACTAAATATTTAGGCAATATACAGCAATTCTTGGCTTCATCTACACAGAGTACTTCTGAACCCGTTATAACTGCACTAAATAATATTCCAGGTATGATAGAGTCTATTCAAAATAAATTAAATAATGCAATCGTTGAGCCAGCCTCGGCAGTTTTTGTTTCGCCCTTGCAAAAATTATACAAGGCATTATTGAATGTCAATACAGTTCAAAATCAGTAATTGACTTTTTGTATACATTTTTATCTAATAAAAATGTATATTCAATAGAGACACGTATTATAGATGAAGTTGTCCATCGGTTTTTACATTGCCATTGTCATATTATGTATTGTTTTAGCATTGTCTTTGTCTACTACACACAATGTTTCTCCTTATTCATCCAATTCTATGTTTTTGAATCAAACAAAGTTTGAAGGATTCCATGGTCTTAGACCCGTAAATTATTCAACTTATCCCAATAATCTAGCAATTGACGCTAAAGATAGATTCCTAATAGCAGATACATCCGCAGAAAAAACCGCTCAACGTGTATGGGGTCTTGACGGTCTCTTTGGACCATATGATGCTAACGATAATACATTGGATATATACTCAAATACAAAATCTTCGTTAACATGTGCGAATACTTCGTCGGGTTTAAGTAATTCTACTGGTTATTTGTGTTTGGATGATAAACAGATCAATCTTCTGAAAACCAGAGGAGGAAATCAAACTGGATGCCCTTGCCAAATAGGAAAATAATGTATATTCTACCCGTATCCATATCATTTGGTGAAAGTGGTTTCGCAATAAACACAATAGCATATTGTTTCTGATTTTTCAGGATGGATATCTATTGTATCATAAACCTTACTATGTGGACAAGACTCATCTATATATTTTTGTATTCTTTCATAGATGTCGCGATAAACTATGTCTTGTTCAGAATCATGAATATACGATAGAGCCTGTTTTGCCTTTACCATTGCATAAATAATAGAAGGTATTGTGGGTTTGTTTTCGGGGTAATTGTTTGAATCATTATCGTTCACATCAAGAAAATCCATTACACTATAATGAATATAGGTGATAATCCTATATTCATTTCATTATATATTTTTGTATATTCTATTAATACCAATATGGTCTTAGCAATACATTGCAAGTAAACTCTGATTTTGGTGTCGTTCACTCTTGATCAATACTTCAGCATCCTTTTTTCTCACAGTAAATGGAAACTGGACCTCCATATCCATTTCTTTTACAAATAGATTTTGCCCGGGTTTCATGAGTCGAAAAAGATTCAATTTCGTGTGAATAATCTCTAGACATCGCTTCAAATTACGAACACCGTCTTCGGATTTTGTCATGCCTTCATTCTTTATAATGGCCTCCAGTGTTTCCTCTGGAATAATAACATCGCCATCATTGAAACTAACCTGTTGCCGAATCTTTGGCAACAAATAATTTCGGGCAATAATACTCTTTTCCTTTGCATCATACCCCTTGGTTTCAATACGATACATACGATCTCGCAAGATAGGGTTAACCTTGGATTCATCATTATAACTAAAAATGAAAAGACATTTGCTTAGATCAAAGTCCACTTCCGAAAAGTATTTATCGTGGAATTGATTGTTCTGTGTTGTATCCGTTAAGTGTGTCAAAATACCTATGATTTCTTCACCTCTAGGTGTATCCGATACTTTATCCAATTCATCAAAATAAATCACAGGATTCATACACTTACTGTCAATCAAGATTTGCACAATCTTTCCCCACATACTTCCTTCGTATGTATAAGAGTGTCCCTCCAAAAAACTGGCATCTCCGGTTCCACCCAATGCAATGAAAGAAAATTCGCGACCTAGGATCTTACTAATTCCTTCCTTCACTAAACTGGTTTTACCGGTTCCCGGAGGACCTTTGATCGCAATAGCCGATCCCATAGCGTCTGGATTTGTGATCCATTGACCCAACATCTGCATAATTTGCATTTTAGCGTCTTTTAATCCATAAACACAGGTATCCAATGTATTCATGGCATTTTCCATAAATTCACTGCATTTCTCGGTTCCATCCGTAATAGAAATAGACAGGTTTTTATTCACAGAAAAAGGTACGCGCATAAAAGTATCCACCCATGTTTTGAGTTTATAATATTCCGGATCGCCGGGTTCCATTGAACGCAACATATTCAACTTTTGCATAACTGTAGCCTTGTATTTTGCAGGAATATTCGAATCAAGAAGAGTCAATCGGTATGGTTTTTCAATGTGAATGCGATCATTGATTTCTTTGAGCTCTTTCATAACCCGTATTTGTTCCTTGTGCGAAAGTTTCTTCTTGAAATAGTCAATTTCACTAGTTGGTCTATCTTCTCTATTGACGAGTTTATAATATTTTTTGGCATTCTTCATACGCGCTTTTTTCACGAGTTTTTGGATTGATATGCGACACTCTTCAATCGCATGTAGCAAAATCTTGCTTTTGGGCTTCATTGCCAATTTATCAAGTAAATGCTTCTTGAGTTCGACCAATTCATTGTATTCGGCTTCTACTTCAGTTTGTATTTTTTCCACGTCATCAGAATCACCATCTTCTTCTGCATCCTTGGAAGAACTATGTTTCCCCTTCTTTTTCTTTGACGATGATGATTGATCCGATTTCTTCGATTTTTTTCCGCCGTTCTTCGACTTTTTATTCGATTTCTCTTCTATTGGGTCGCCCGATTCTTGGATCGACGAAGGTAATAGAATTGGTGTATATGTTTCCTTCATAAATGTCTTCTCATCATCACTATTGCAGTCATCCTCTGCGTCCGCGTCATCACATATTGCATTTTCATCTTCGGCATTTCCATTATCCATGGCCGTAAAAAATATACTGAAGTTTTTAGCAGGATCATTGTCTGCGTCTTCGTCATCATATTCGTCGTAATCATCCTCATCGTCGTCGTCTTCGTCGCTGTCATCTTCGCTCTCGGTATCTTCGTGTTTTGATTTTTTCGATGATTTACGAGATGATTTTTTCTGTTTGGATTTATGTTTCTTGGATGTATCCTTCTTTTTGGAAGCCATTTTTGAATCTTGTTTCACCTTTTTGTTGATGTAATTGGATGGGAATAAAGCAGCAATAGTCTTGCGTAATTCGTGTGGATGAAGCTCAGAGTCATCATCCTCATCGTTGTCTTCATCTTCATCTTCATCACACTCGTCGTCATCTTCATCCTCGTCTTCTTCGTCTGAAGATTCCAGTTTCTTTTTATTCAATCTCTTTTTTTTGGGAGGAATATAGGTTGAATCGGAATTGTCCTCCTCTTCATCATCATCGTCATCTGATTCAGAACAAGTTTCATAATCATCTTCTTCGGAATCCAGTTCAATCATAATATTTTCAACCTCTTCTTCGTCGTCAGAATCAGGTTTACGCGGATTTCTTTTCAAATTCTGTTTTTTATTGGAACGCATATTGTACTTTTTCCCCTTCCCCTTTGCAGAGTCGTTCTTTGATGAGAAAGGCATAATAATACAAGGAAAGGCAATACGATACTATACTATAACGGTTTGGTTGGCTACAATAGATAGTGTAATGGGTTTATACCTTTTACGAGATATATTATATTGACATATATTACAATAGTTTGCACTGCATAAATGCAGTGCAAAAAACTCCGTCAAATCATTATTGTTGCGAATAAAGTTGATAAGAAGAAAATTGATCCCGGAGAACTATAGTTATTAAATGAATATAAAATCTAGCATTCTATATTATAGTAGTATCATGTCGTCAAAAAAGATGAATGAATACAAGGCCCCATCCAAAATCATTGGAGTTCAATTTAGTATTTTGTCGCCGGATGAAATACGCAAGAACTCGGTGGTGGAGATAACGTCGAGGGATACGTATATTAATAACAAACCCGTAATTGGAGGTCTATTTGACCCCAGAATGGGTGTTTTAGAACCAGGTACGATTTGTCCGACGGATGGAATGACCTATATTGATACTCCGGGATACTTTGGACACATCGAATTAGCCCGCCCCGTATTCGCCATTCAACATTTGAAGGATATTATGAAAATTTGCCGATGTGTATGTTTCAAGTGTAGTAAATTGCTCATTAGCAAGAATCAACACAAACATATTCTGTCTAGACCCGCCGATGATCGTTGGACCTATGTATCCCAACTCGCAGCAAAAGTAAAGCGATGTGGTGATCATACCGATGATGGTTGTGGTTGCAAACAGCCCGACAAGATCAAATTGGAAGGTATGGCGACTCTCTTTGCAACGTGGGAAAACATGGACACATCGGGCGAAGATAAATCCAGCGATAAAATCAACATGAAATTGACACCCGAAATCGTCTTGAAGATTTTCAAGCGTATTTCTGACGATGATGTACATTTTATGGGGTTTAGTCCGGTTTGGTCTCGTCCCGATTGGATGATTTTCCAGGTCTTGCCTGTGCCTCCTCCTGCGGTTCGTCCTTCGGTGAAACACGACGCCCAGCAGCGTTCGGAAGACGACCTGACACACATTTACAGCAATATTATTAAAACCAATAATATTTTGCGAGAGAAGTTGGCAAACCCAGATACACATGTGAACGTTGCTGAGAATTGGTTTACCTTGTTGCAACACTCCGTTGCCATGGTGGTGAACAATAAGATCAAAGGTGTTGCTCCTATGGCACAACGATCTGGCAGACCTCTGCAATGTATCATGGGTCGTCTCAACTCCAAGAATGGTCGTATTCGAGGCAACTTGATGGGTAAACGTGTTGACTTTAGTGCGCGTTCCGTTATCACGGGTGATCCCAATTTGTCTATCAAACAATTGGGTGTTCCTATGAAGATTGCCAAGAACATAACCAAACCGATCACCGTAAATGATCGAAACCGCGACTTCTTGATGAAGTTGATCGAGAATGGTCCTGACGAATACCCGGGTGCGAAGATCTTGGAACGCCGCAATGGCGAACACATTTCTCTGAGATACGTTGACCGCGGTTCGATTCGTTTGGAAAATGGAGACATTGTCCATCGCCACATGATGGATGGAGACGCTGTTCTCTTTAATCGACAACCCAGTTTGCACAAAATGTCGATGATGTGTCATATTGTAAAAGTCATGAAGGTTGGAGACACCTTTCGTATGAACGTTGGTGTAACCCGGCCATACAATGCTGACTTTGATGGGGATAGATTTTGTCCCCAACAGGTGGCTGCTTGTTAAGTTGTAGACAATACTTGACAAGACAAACAGTGTAATGTCTACTGATCTATACTTTTGATTGCATAGGAGTATAGTATTAATATAACCATCTAGTCTATTCGTGTAATTAACGTAAAGAAATCTCTCTATAATAATTATATTACAAATGATATTGAATAAACATGAAGCCGACAAAGTAATTGGGGAAATTTACAAAATAACTAATATAACAAACGGAAAATCTTACGTTGGACAAACTCGTAGTCATCGTCTTAATCACGATAAGTATAGGCCTTTTGGATATATGGGAAGGTTCAAAGATCATGTTCATGAAGCAAACTCTTCAAAAAAGAACAAATCCTGGTATTTGAATTCAGCATTATTGAAATATGGTATCGAAAACTTCACATGCGAATTACTTCACACATGCCCTGTGTCTGAATTGAATGAGCATGAAATCGATTATATATCTCAATATAACACCAAATTTCCAAATGGTTATAATTTGACAACCGGAGGACAAAATTTCATAATGAAAAATGGACCTGAAAAATCTATTGAAAATGTTATTGTCTTTCCAAAACCTGTCAAAACTTGCCCAAAAAAAAGTGATTATACCAAAAACTTGATATCTGAACGGTTAAAGGAGTCTTGCAATACACCTGAACATCGAAACAAAATGATGAAATTAACCCAGATACAACACGCTGATCAAAAGTTTGAAAAATTCAAAGATGTTGTTATAGATAGCAATGACATAGAAAAGTATATACGTCATCGTATAAACCACAAAACCAACGAAGAATTCTTCAAAGTTGTCATTGGAAAAGTAAAAACCTCATTTGTCGGTAGATATGAACCAATATCAGATAAAAAAGAAAGAGCCAGAGAATTTATACGTGAATTAATTAATAGGCAAAATACCTTGT